ATAACAAAACTGTGTGGAGTGCCACCTTCTTGATAGTTTCCTATGTCCGCTTCAAGTCTTTCAATTTCTGCTTGACCTTCGGTCTTTAGTGCATCACCGTTCAGTGTTGTGCCACCTTGTGGACCTGCAATGGTATTGAACTTGCCTCTTGCTTCACCTAGCATTATTTTTGATACAGCAAGTGTGTAATCTCTGATCCACGGTTTAGAATAGATATCCCTGAACAGTGTTATATCTGGTCTGAAGTTATCAGTGTGCATCAGGAGTGTTTCGTTGTCGGCTCTAGGTTTCTGAGTTATTGTTAATTTCTTCGTTGCCACATCAAAATGGAACTGGATAAAACTTCCAAACATTTTTCCTATCATTTCTTGATACGAAGCGAATGCAAAGTAAGTGGCCAAACCGCCTGTTGCACCTGCTCTTAACAGATACGTGTTAGTGTAGGCCAGGTTAAAAGGTTCAAACAATGTTCCACCTTCTCCACCTTCTGTTCTTGATCCAACGGATCTTCTATTAAGATTTCTTACATTTATAATCTCATCTGGTAATATATAAGTGTTCTGGTCTTTGTTAAGAGTAAGAAAAGCATAAGATTCTTCCACAGCATTTGATGATCTCTGTCTGAATTTATTTAGAGCTCTTTCCAGTGCCGTTTGATAGTGTTTTGGGTCTAATTCAACGTCAATCATTCCCTCACCGAGGTTGTTCTTAACGTAATCGAAAATTTCCTGTTGTCCTGTTTGTAGTTCTGACATACTCATATTTATTGCCTTTGCCTATACAATAAATATGTATGATATGCCAAGATTATCCATTTTTAAGCCTGAAAAGGGCAATGACTATAAGTTCTTCGACCGCAACATAAAAGAGATGTTTACGGTGGGTGGAACAGACCTACATTTTCACAAATACCTTGGTCCCTATGATCAGGGCGACACAAACAAGGACGGAGCGGCATCTCCAACACAACCTAATTACAACGGACCAAATGACGGAGGTGAGACTAGCAATATCAATGAAACAACTATACAAGATCTATTGTTCCTAGAGAACAGAGACAGAAGATATGCAGATGATGTGTATGTTGTCAGAGGAATATACAATGTACAGGACCAAGATTTCAACCTATCGCAGTTTGGAATGTTCTTACAGAATGACACATTATTTTTAACTGTACACCTAAATGATATAGTTGAAAGACTTGGAAGAAAACCCATGTCAGGTGATGTAATAGAATTCCCCCACATGAAGGAAGATTACTCATTGGACGAAAGTGTGCCAATTGCACTGAAAAGATACTATGTTGTGGAAGATGTTAACAGAGCCGCAGAAGGATTTTCTCCGACTTGGTGGCCACACCTATTAAGATTGAAGATGAAGACTCTAGTAGATTCACAAGAATTCAGAGATGTAATCGGAGACGCAACAACAGAAGGTTCTGTAGCCAATTACATGAGTACTTACAACAGAGAAAAAACAATCAACGATCAGATTGTTGCTCAAGCAGAACAGGATGCACCTAAAGCCGGATTCAATTACAAACAATACTATGTTGCACCTATAGACGAAAGAGGGAACATCAGGACTGAGAATGTGAACACAGAGGCACAAAGAGCCAGTAGCTCTACAACAGTCAATGCAACGATAGACACACCTGCAAGTTCGCACTATGGATTCTACTTGGATGGTGACGGTGTTGCTCCCAACGGTAATCCTGCAGGCTTTGGTATATCATTCCCGACAACAGGAGTTGACAAAGGAGATTACTTCTTGAGAACTGATTATCTACCGAACAGATTGTTTCGTTATGATGGTGCCAGATGGGTCAAAATGGAAGACAGCGTGAGAATAACTACAACAAACAATGATTCCAGAGGAAACTACAAAACAAGTTTTGTGAACAATGCAACAGAATCAACAATCAATGGATTGACTGTCAAACAAAGACAATCTTTAACAGATGCATTAAAACCAAAGGCTGACAATTAAGAATGTTACACTTTTACGAAGGACAGGTTAGAAAATTTCTTACTCAATTCATTAGGATATTGAGTAACTTCTCCGTGGAGACCGGCAAGGGCAGTGATGGATCAGTGTCACTGAGGGCAGTACCTGTTGTGTATGGAGATCCCACGAGACAGGTTGCAAACATAATAAGGAACAACAGCGAAAACGCATTACAATATGCTCCAAGAATTGCTTGTTATGTCAGAGAATTAAATTACGATAGGGAAAGAATGCAAAATCCTTATCATATCGAAAAACAACATTTAAAAGAAAGAAAAATTGACAGCGACGGAAATTACACAAATGAATTGGGCGCCGGTTACACTGTTGAGAAAGTGATGCCTTCACCTTTTAGACTAGAAGTATCAGCAGACATATGGAGTTCAAACACAGATCAAAAATTACAGATAATGGAGCAAATACTTTACTTGTTCAACCCAGACTTTGAGATACAGAAAACTGACAACTACATTGATTGGACCAGTTTAAGTTATGTAGAATTACAAGGGGTAACTTTTAGTTCTAGAACGATACCAGTGGGTGCAGACACAGAAATAGATGTTGCAACATTGACTTTTTCAATGCCTATTTGGTTATCGCCACCGGTCAAGGTCAAAAAACTAGGTGTGGTACAGAAAATCATAATGAGTATATACGACGACGATGGTGGTATAGCAAAAGGGTTGATAGACGGCGAGTTGACTTCAAGAAGTTACATAACACCAAACAACTTTGGATTGTTGGTGACAGGAAATCAATTGAGACTGCTGGGTACGACAGGTACCAGTGTCAAGTCAGGCGGAGATGGATTCCACACAGGTGCCAACGCTCCTACAAGTTTAGATCCTTTTGACACATTTGGACCTGCTGTGAATTGGAAAACATTACTCGATCAGTATGGCAAAGTCACAAACGGAACGTCACAGATAAGATTGATGCAACCAAACGGAAACGAGATCATAGGAACAATAGCAACTTCAACACTGGATGACACAATATTGTTATACACAATAGATCAAGACACTGTGCCAGACAATTCATATCCACCGGTAGGTCCAACAGTCAAAAAAATTATAAATCCTGCAACGTTTGATCCAGGCACACCTACCACGGGTGACAGGTATCTAATTATAAATGATATAGGTGATTCGACGGCAAGTTTCCAGAGTTCAGCATGGGGGTCAATAGTGGCCAGCGTTGGTGATATAATAGAATACGACACTAACAAATGGGTCAAGAAGTTCGACGCATCACACCCAGATTCAACACAACACTATATTACTAATCTTAACACAGGCATACAGTACAGATTCAACGGAACGGAATGGGTCAAATCGTACGAGGGTGTGTACAGTCAAGGTAATTGGAGTATTGTTTTAGATGGCGGTGCAAGTCCTGGATACAATTCAAGCCTTGACGCTACTACCCCTTAATTGTTATAATAACTTATGAAAGATAACATAGTTTGTTCAGGTGCATTGTTCTATTCAACAAGCACTAAACGTTTCTTATTCTTACAAAGGACTGATAAAAAAACACAAGGCATGTGGGGGTTGGTTGGTGGTAAAAGTAAATTCACAGAAAGTGCCTTCGAAGGATTGAAGCGTGAAATTGAAGAAGAAACAGGCAGTTTACCCAAGTTCAAGAAAGTTATACCTTTGGAGATGTTCACTTCCAACGATCAGAAGTTTTTCTTTCACACATATCTAATAGCCATTGACGCAGAATTTATTCCAAAATTAAATGAAGAACACTCAGGATATTGTTGGTGTGCGTTTGAATGTTGGCCCAAGAATTTGCACATGGGTCTTAAAAATACACTGAATAATAAAAGTATAAAAGGTAAGTTGCAAACTATACTAGACTTGATTGTCTAGCCAGCACTGATTTTCAAAGTACCACTATCGTTCCACAGTTGTCCTGCGTTGCTTGGGTCACTTGTTGGCAAGTTTGTCATCATCACAACAGCATTCGAGAATGTTTTCGCACCTGATATAGTTTGTGTTGTGCTTGTTAACACCTGCAAGTCAGTTGCCGCTCCACCTGACGTTCTCAACATCTGTACCCTGTAACCATTAACAGTTGTAGAACCTCCACTGGTGCTTGACGCTGACAATGTCACAGTCGTGCCTGATAATGATGCTGTGAATGTTAATTGATCTGTACCTTTAGAACTAATTCCTGTGCTGGCAACGTAAGCATCTGTACCATCTGACACTACAAAAACTTCTGCTATAGAATCATCACTTGCACCCGCATTGTGTCCAGTGATAACATAGTGACAACCTGTTGCACCGTCTGTTGTGAATGTGTCTATCTGTGTGGCACTGCTTGATACTGTGGTTGCACCCACTGTCCTTGTGTTGGTACTTGTTGCCGTACTTTGTGCATCTGACAGTAGAACCCTGTACATTTTTACTGCTGTGTTTGGCTCGTTTCCTGTTGCACGTAGTCTTACAGTGCTTCCGCTGATGTCTGCGGTCAAACTTATTAAAGGATCATTACCAGTGTGTACGTCGTTGTATGTTGTAATAAAGGCGTCAGTTCCGTTGTGGACGACCATACACTCAATGTTTTGTAGTTCTGTTTTGCCAGTGTTGTTTGCACTGATATAATATTTTGCACCTCTGTAACTTGCATGAGCCCATGTGTCTATGTTTTCAACAGCACTGTCGACATCTGTGTTGATTAATGTTGCTGTGTTTCCTGAACTACTTGCTGATGTGGTATCTCCTAATCCTATTTTGTAAAACTTAACTGAGTTCACCGTGCTTGACCCAGTTCCTCTTAATCTTACTGTGCCTGAGTTAATGTCTGCTGTGTATGATATGTGTGAATTACTTCCTGTCCTAACTCCACCACCTGCTGACACAAATGCACTAGTGTTGTTGTGCACCAATGAAACTTGTTGTGCCGCTATTTCTTCGTTGATTTCATCTTTTGCTATTGCTAGATAAAATGCAGAATCAAACACACTTGTTCCAAATGTATCAATATTTTTTACGCTAGTCCCTACTGACAGTGTTTCACCGATTGAGACGTCATCGGATTCTGCCGCGGCCGCCGCCTGTGTGGCAATGTCAACGAAGGCACCTGCACTTACATCATATCTTTCGTACCTGGCGAGTGTTGTGTTGTAACGCAACATACCTGCCGCACCAGTCGGTGCCTGAGCAGTTGTACCTTTGGGTACTACAATGGCTCCAGTACTAGAAACTGTTACGTTACCTGTACCTTGTGCCGCTAGTGTTAAATCAATGTTTGTATCATCACCTGCGGCAGTAAGTGATACCGCTGTACCTGTTGCTGAACCAACAGTTTTAACCGTATTAACCAAGTTGTCCGCAGAACGGTCAACAACCTCTTTACCTCTACTGAATAATTTTTTTGTTTTGTTGTTCCATTGGAACCCTCTAGTTCGTGGCATTATTCTATAACCTCATATGTTTTTACAACACAAATCCATTTATACGTATGACTTGTTTGTCCTGTTACTGTTACCTTCAATGCTTTGTTGGTGTTGTCCGCTGTTGCATCAATAGTTAAATCTGAATCATCTTCAGCAATAATAATTTCGTATACATCACCCACGTCGGCTACTGTGCCTGAGTTGTTGTCAACGACACCTTTAAGTTGATAACCTGCTGAGTAACCGTCTGCGTCCGTACGTCTTGCTGTAATATCTAGGGTGTAGTTCATGGTACTGTTGGTAGCAACTGGTATACGTGAATCAGTTACACCACCAACAAATATTTCTGTCTCTGTGTTGTTTGTTGTAGTACCTGATAGGACATATTGTCTGCTTACAAACCCTACATTTGAAAATTGTTTTACTTCATTTACTTTAAATTCAGTTTTTTCATCATCAACTAGTAAGTTGTTTGCTTTAATAAACACATTATTGCTGGTATGATCAGAAGCATAATGTATTAGTTCTTTTTCCACTGCCGTTCTTGCAACGTACACCACATTGTTTGCTGATGTTCCTGCCATTCTCAGTCTTGCCTTGCCTGATGATACGTCTGCTGTGAATGTTGCCAGTGTGGTTGTGCCTGTTCTCACAATACTTTCACTTATGGTTGCACCTGTTTTAGCACTGTTGGTTGTTAGCACTATCTCAGAGTTTTGATATTCTGTATCTCCTGCGTTGGCAATTGAAATAAAGTACCTTGCTGTGTCATATTTGAACACATCAAACTCGTCAATTGTTGCAACTGTTGAGTCTTGATCATGTATTTTCTTAAATTCTGTGTCGTCAAAGTTTCCAAACTTTGTTTTAGCACCTAGATCCAATCTATACAGTATCGCTGTGGCAGTTGTTCCACCTGTGCTGATAGCAGAAACTGTTACAGTTGCTCCAGAAATGGCCGCTGATAGTGTAAATGGAAAGTCTGCTCTTGATGATACTCCACCATAGAAGTTAAAGAACACATTAGTACCATCGTGTACCATGCTAACTTCGTTCATTTGATATTCGTTTTGTGTTGAGTCTTTAAACAACACAACATATTTTGCACTTTGTATATCTGTTTTTGTAAATTGATCTAATGTTGTTGTAGACGAACCAATTGCTGTTGATGTTGCTATTATTTTTGAGTTTGTGTTTGCAACAGTTTCGTGGTGATCACCTAGTGCAACTCTTCTTAATCTTAGATCTGTGTTGGTTGATCCGTTTGTGTTTGCTTTTAATTGTAGTTTGGTTCCTGATATTGCAGTTGTAAAAATACAAATATTTGTGCTGTCTTCGTTGACATCGTAAGTTGAAATATACGGTGTTGAACCATCGTGTAATAAAGAAATTTTTATGTGACCCACCAATGAATTATCGTGATCGTCCAAGGAGATATCATACACTGCACCCCTGTATTCTGTTAAATCAAACTCGTCAATGACTTTTGTTGTTGTACCTAGTTTGTAATAATTTGTCTGCTGAACTGCTGTGTTATTTCCACCACCACCTCCGCCTGATTCTGCAAAAGTAATTGTACCATTTCCATCAGTTTGTAATACCTGTCCATTGTTTCCATCCGCTGTTGGCAGTGATAGTCCAGAGAATGTTAATGATCCTGTAAGTGTTGTGTCGCCTGCTACTGTAAGTGAAGTTCCGTTTAAAAGTTGTAGTGAGTCAGATCTAAATCTTGCTGAAATGTTTTGTGATCCTGCTTTGATGTGTGCAAATTCTAGTATACCGTCTTCTGTTCCATCTGATGCATCTAGTATTTTTCCTGTGATCTTTGCATAGTTTACTTCTTGGTCAGCATCGTTTTCACCTTTGAATTTGATCTGTCCAAGGTAGTCTGCATCTGCTGGACTAGAACTGTTTCTTTTTAATGAAATAACTGGGCCTGCTGTGCTTGAGTCTTCAGTTGTTGTGATCAACAATGAATCACCTGTAGACGTGTTGTCGATTGTAACTCCTGTTGTGGCAATCGTGCTATTGAATGTCGCGGCGCCCGACGCACTCATGTCTAGTGTCAATGCTGTAAATTGTGATGCACCAGTCCAACCTTTGAAGAACATATCTTTGTCATTACCTAAGACCTCAACAGTAAAATTATTTGAAGTTAAATCGAATTGACCAATATCACTAGTACCATCATTGAGTTTAAGTTGCTCACCGGTAAGTTTCATTATAACATCACCACTAGAATTAATTGTTAAATCTGTGGCGCTGTTAGCAATAGTTCCTGTTGTGATTGTTCCGTTTACGTGTAATGCTGTTGAAGGTTCTGAAGTACCAATTCCCACTCGTGAGTTTGTTACATCCAAGTATAACAAGTTAGTTTCAAATGCAAGGTCAGTTCCATTCCTAGTCAGATTGGACTTTAGTACCGACCCTGATATACGACCTATGGCCATATTAGGTACCTCTCTATAATAATGTTAGTGTAGCATATGCCACACACAGCCTCGATATCATTGCCGGCTGACAGCAGTGCTAGTATTTATGCTATTTGAACATCCACACCTGATCAGGCCATTTTTTCTCAATCCTGGTCATGCCCCAACTGGTCAGCAGTTCCAGTATCTGTTTCTTGCTTATGCCATACCTCTGACCTGAGGAGTTACCCTCTATTTGTATCATTGGCCTATTGGTGATTATTGTGTGTTTTGCCCCGTTGAGGACAGGTATCTCAAGACCCTCGACATCTATCTTGATGATGTCTACGTTGTCAAAACTGTAACTGTCGAGCGTGTTTATTTCGGTGTCTCCCTCGAAATCAGTCACATGATTGGTGCCAGAATGTGTGTCATACGCCATGGACACCGTGCCCTTCGATTCTCCCAACGCTGTCTTGTGCAGTGTGCAGTTGTTGTAGGTCGAGATGTTGTTCTCCAGCATGGGCAGTATTCTCTTGTTGGGCTCGAATATCTCTAATTTTTCTGCATGGGGTTGCCAGAAAAGAGACCATGGACCCCACCATGCACCCACGTCGATTATTCTACGCAACTTCCTGTCTGAGACATGCTTCAACAGTATGTCGTAGTTTCCGTTTTTATCTGAAAAGTCTTTTTGTACAGTCATAAAAAAAAGGGCGATGTTGCCACCGCCCTTTGTGTTCTACTAAAAAGTAAAATTATTTATTAGTTGTTAGATCTAACCGCACAATTTACCAATTTGATATTTGTGTCTGTGTTAGATTCTAATGCTCTACCAATAACGTTGAAAGGAGAGATTGACTCGCCTTGCGCCACTGCTCTAGCACAACCTTTGATTGATGAAGTAACAAGTCTTTGACCTTTGTTGACTACACCTGTAACTCTAACTGGTGTTCTACCTGTCATTGCCACGAATGGGTGTGATTCATCTGAACCTGCACCTGCATTCATCATGTATGCTGGTTTGTCAGAGATAACACCAAAAACGTCCTCAGACATTTCTGAAGTGATTTCCGTGATCTCTGCTGAACCACCTACTTCTACAACTGAACCAATTTCCATAGGAGCGTCTGCTTCGAAACGCTCCGCCACGTCCGCGTACTGTGCCGCTGATGCCGTAGTGGATAAAACGTTGGTTGATGGATTGTAACTTAAACCAGTGTCTGTTTCAATACCCTGTGTTCCAGTTGCTCCGTCAACGAATGTTAAGTAAACAGTTTCGTTAGCCGAGTTGTTAGCAGACACAGTAACGTTTGTTGATTCCGTTGCTGTTGCTGAGTTACCCGTACACGATCCTGAACTTCCTGATGTGTTACCAGTCACGTTACCTGTTACGGTACCTTCGATGTTTGCTACCAGTGTACCTACACCTGAAAGAGACAAGTTACCTGTACTTGCACCTGTTGCCGTTGTTAGTCCCATTGTGAACTTGTCTTCTGACTCGTCCCACATGATGACTGCATTGTTACCAGTTGATCCTCTTTCAAATACAAAACCAAGGTCGTTAGCGTTAGAGCCTGCACCTGTGTTTAATTCGATTAGTGGATCAGCATGAGTAGTAGTAGTTGACGCAATCGTAGTCGTCGTACCATTCACTGTCATGTTTCCTGTAACAACAACGTTTCCTGAGAAAGTTGATGCTGTGTCGTTGATCACAAGTTCTGTGTTACCGTCGCACGCCACTGTAATTGCACCGTTTGATCCTGTATCAGTAACTGTTACTGATGTGTTTAATAGTGATATCGAGTTCTGTGATAGACCTGCTAGTCCGTCATCGACATATTTCTTGTTTGCGAATTGTCCATCAGCATTTGGTGCCGCTGTTGATCCGCCTGTAATAGTGTTTGCACTTGCTGATATTACTATATCACCAACTGAAATACCATTGTGTACTCTAAAGTTTCTTGTTGTCATGGTTCCTATATCTCCCGCATGATTAAGTTTATGTTAAGAAAGACCGTAAAAAAACGCTCTAACAGTTGTATTTACCGTTAGAGCGTTTAAAATTATCTTTAGGGTTTAGTTTTGCCTACTATACTGCCGCTAATGAATATTGTACTTTCGCCGCTGTTACGCCACCTGTACTAGTTGCTTTAACTTCTACTGTACCACTGTTGTAAGCACATGTAATTGTCGCTAAATCACTAGATCCAGAGTTCGTAATACCGTACACTGTAATGAATGCAGTTGTACCATCATGTACCACTGTACCTTTCATTGCCGCATATTCTGTGTTTGCTGTATCTGTTAACTGAATGAATACTTCAGCACTTCTGTAAGAAGAAGCGTTGAATGTCATTATGTTAGTTGCAGTTGATGTAAAGTTAACTGAACTTGTCTCAGATCTAGCAATACCACCTGTTGCTAACGCAGTGTTGTCAGCACCTGTGATTGCAAATATTCTTGCCGCACTGTGTGGAGCAGAAGTAAATGTAATGTTAGTGCCTGATACTGTGTAGTTTTCAGTTGGTTCTTGGAACACGTTGTCGATGTAAACGAATACGTTGTTCACGTTTTCTGGAGCAGATCCAAAGAACGATGTGAAAGTTGTTGTTGAACCATCACCCGTTGCTGTCTCTTTGGTGAAAGTCGGTGCATCACCGGCAATCGCAAAGTTAACAAATGTTGATCCATCTTGACAACCTTCGTATTGACCTGTTTGTGAGTTGAATCTGATGATTCCTACTGCCGCACCTGGTCTTGCCGCTGTGTTACCTTGCGGTAATCTAACTGCGTCTGATGAACCACTGATGTCTAAGTCATAAGCGGGTGATGCCGTCTTGATACCAACGTGATCCTCAGAACCATCTACGAACAATGCGTGAGCATGTCCATTCGATTCTACTCTGAAGTCAACACTCGCTGAACTCTCGTTGATAGTTACATTACCACCGTCTAATTCAACAGCAGTTGAAATTGTAACTGCACCATTCGAGTTAGCAATGGCTATCGCCGCTGTTCCGTCATTCGCTTTAACTGTACCTGTTTGTATGTCTGAAGTGATGATGTCTGCAGTGGTTGTTATGTTACCAGTTGAGTTGGCAATCGTCATTGACAATGTACCGTCTGCCGCCGAAACTGTTGGAGTCTGCAGGTCCGTAACTGTTGCCACACCTGCGTGTAAAGCCGCGTAACTGTCGATTGTTACGTTACCTGCTGTTGTTCCATCTTCTCCTGATGTTACTGCAAAAGCGAACTCGTCTGCTGTTTCGTCCCAAATGAATGAAACGTTAGCCAATGAACCCCTGTTGAAGAATAGACCCTGGTCAAATGTGTTAGCATCTCCACCTGAGTTGTTCTTCGCTAAAGTGATCATCGGATCTTCAATAGTTAATGTTGTTGAATCAATAGTTGTTGTTGATCCGTTTACTGTCAAGTTACCTGTGATTGTAGCATTTCCCGAAGCAGTCAATGTTGTGAAAGCACCCGTTGATGCCGAAGAGGCACCAATTGCTGTTCCGTCTATTGCACCACTGTTGATGTCTGCTTTTGAAATAACAACCGAACCTGATCCATTTGGAGTTATTGTGATAGCACCGTTTGTAGCAGTACCAGTTATAGTAGAAGCCGCATGGTTGATCTTAGTTACACCGATCGCTGTTTCTGTTGCGTCTATTAGGATCTTTTCAGTTCCTGCGATGTCGAATCTAATCTTGTCTTCGTCTGAACTTTCTTCAACCTGTATTTTAGTATCTCCATCAGCATCTTTAACTGTGTCACCTGATGCCATGTTGGCCCAAGTTGCACCGTTCACGTAACCTTCAATAGTGTTAAGTGTGCTGTTGTATCTGATTTGACCGTTTGCCGCCGAGCCTGGTCTTTGACCTGTTGTTCCTGACGGTATTGTTATTGCATCTGTAGCCGAGATATGTAGTGTGGTTGCGGGCGAAGCCGTTCCAATTCCTACTCTCGAGTTAGTAACGTCTAATGCTAATAAATTTGTTTCAAATGTTAAATCTGTACCAGACCTTGCTAGGTTGGTAGATAACATCTGCCCTGTAATTCGTCCTATTGCCATTGTGTTTTCCCCTTATCGATAATTGTTGTCTTGCAAAACTGTAGGTATTTATTTAAAATCCGTATTACGTCGGTGTTAAATACCGTAAGACAATGAAAAGTGCGTATATTACAGTTATTGGCAGTCTACCCATACGGTTCGATATAGAACAGGCCCGTGCATTGGGTCCTGTGATTGCCTCTGCCAATTCCAACAAGAGCATAACATTTGACTACGCCACTGTGAACACCGAGACCAATCTACAGGACATGCTGAACTCTCCCAACTTCCGAGGAGCAGAACTCCTGGTACCAGAGAAATTATTCAAGAAATATGTGTTCTTTGATGGCGTGACCTGCCTGCCGGAGTTCCCGGGGCTCAAAAGTTATGACATCGATCCAGAGAAATGTTCACCACAGACATTGAGTCTTATGCTTTCGGTGTATCTCAAACAGACCATAGTTTTCCTATTGGGATATGACATATCTAATCCCACGGAGCTCACGAGATTGAAAAGCATCATGATAGCAAATCCCAACACAAAATTCATGTACATATGTGATCCCCCCAGGACGTATCAATTGGATGATCTGGATAATGGATTCTGTGACAACTACATCAAGTTACAGGAGTTGATTGATAATGCAGGATAACCCAATAATTTACAGATACAGCGTTAAGTTGATGTGGCCGGCCATGTGTCGTAATCGTAGTGTTGAGATATTGAAGGATAGACCGGACCTTGTCGATCAGATGAACAAGTTCAGGATCAAGATTGACAACGTCTTGAAGATAATATGCAGGAAGCACTTTCAAGTGGATGGCACGTACATGATGTCTGGAGTGAGATTGTGGTTCGAGTCAGGACAGGACTGTTATGATTTCATAATAAGGCAACCAGAATTTGATTGGGAGATAAAGCCAGAACTGTCAGTGATGAATACATTGACCAGTCAATTACAAACCTTTGATATTGTTTATACGCCCACTGGCGTGACTATAGATTAATCAGCAAACCCGTGTAACACCGATATTCTGGCACCTGCGTGTGCGGCCTCACCAAAGTCTATGGTTGTACCAGTTATTGTGTAGTTCTGTGTTGGTTCCTGCATCACTCCGTCTATGTATACCACAATGTTTTCAACCCCCGAAGGTGAAGTGCTCATTGTGAATGACTGTGTTGATCCATCACCTGCGAATATGTCCTTGACAACATTGTCCGCATCGTAGTCTGTCCTTAGGTTGGTGAATGTGGATCCGTCCTGCGAAACCTCATACCTACCTGTTTCGGTGTTGAATCTTAGTACACCTTCTTGTGCAGATGGTCTCTGTGCTGTGGTACCTGTTGGTACTATGATACCTGTGTTTGCTTGGAACACGTACTGTCCTGTTCCTGACGTGTCAAACTCCATGTCGGCGTTGGAACTGGTTGTTGAAACCTGGTTGCCAGAGAATGAAAAGTCACCTGTGTCTGCTACGTTGTTCTGTAATCCTAGTGTTCCTGAATATCTTGCACCACAAACGTAAACTGTCTTTCCTGAAAAGTTTACACCTGCAGGTAAGTTTGTTCCTATAAAGTGTACAACACCAGATTGATAATCAAAAAAGTATTCGTCATTGGCTCCTGAACCTGCGGCAAACACTCTTGTACCTGACGAAGCGGCATTGCCGGCATCACCTGCTGTGTGTATGTAAATTTTTACACCGTATGATGCACCAAACTCTGGTGGTATCCAATCTGTTAATCCTGTCTTCCATGATCTACTTGTGGTTGATGTTGCATCAGCAGTTGTTTCATTTGGTGCACTCGTTGGGTACACAGTAACAACTCCTGTGGTTGATCCTGGTTGTGATGCTGGAATAGAACTTGCTTGGTTCCATGTCTTGTCACCTCTTAATAATAACGGAG